GTTTAATATTAAGAAGGACTCATACCTTTCACGTGTGGGTCTTTTTTAGTGTTTAAATTGTATTCAAAAGATGCAGATGAAGTTTCTAAGAAATTTTTATAATTTGAAAATAAATGAAGGAAATGTTTAATTCAATAAAATAAAAAAAGGAAAATAAAGAAAAAAGTAGAATAATATCAAATTGAGGTGATATTATGAATTTTATAAATGAAACTCCTAAAAATATAGAGGAACTAAGAAAAAAAGCGAATAATAAAAGTGATTGGAAGGAAAGGCTTGAAGTCAATGAGTTAAAAAAATATGATTGTCAACAATCAAAAGATATAATAACTAGATTAGCTCTTCACGATAAAGTATTCAAAGTAAAAGAAGAAGCTTTTAGAGCTGCACAAGCTTTTGGTATAAAGAAAAATGGGAAACCTATATTTTTAGGAAAGAAAGATATAGGTTATAAGTCCAAAGATTATACAAAAACATTCCAACGCATAAAAAGAGAAATTGCAATGGAAGAATTAGATTTGGAATTATTTAAAATAAAGTTTAAACAAGTTAATCCTGAAATGTATGATGTAATGCAATATGAAAAATCTAACAAATTTGATAAATGGATAGAAAATATATACAAGGGATTACCTAAGAAGTAATTTATTAAAGAACCTTATATTAGAAATAGGGTTCTTTTTTATTTTCCAAAACGACAAATAAACGAGGTGGTGGTATGAATGAAAATGCAAAGTTAGCATATGAAGATTATAAAAAAGGTATGAAATACAAGGAAATAGCTGAAAAACATAAAGTTAGTATATCAACAGTAAAATCATGGGCAAGTAGATATTGGAAACAAAAAGGTTGCAACCCTAAAGAAAAAGTTGCAACCAAGAAAAAGAAAGGTGCTCCTATAGGAAATAAAAATGCTACTGGACCTCCTGGCAATAAGAATGCAGTAACAACTGGAGAATTTGAAAATATATTCTTTGATACATTAGAGAAAGATGAACTTAATCTAATAAAAAGTATTGAGTTGGAAAAAAGAAAGTTATTAGAACAAGAGATACAGCTTCTTACAGTTAGAGAAAGAAGAATGTTAAAGAGAATAGAAGATTTAAAACATTCTCAAGAAGTTGTAATAGATACTGAAACTCATGGTACTCAAGGAGATTCAGAAGTTAGCTTAGTAAACTACGAAAGCAAATTGAATAAGATACAAAATATAGAAGAAGCTTTAACTAGAGTTCAAGATAAAAAGCAAAAGGCAATAGATACATTACATAAGTTTGAAATGGATGAACAAAAGTTAGAATTGACTGTAATGAAGCTTGAACTTGAAATAATGAAGCAAGGTGGACAAGATGAGGAAGTTGAAGATGATGGATTTATGGAAGCTTTAGAGTCTCAAGTAGGTGATGCTTGGGATGATTAAGGATAGAATAAAAAAACTTAAAGATAAAGTAGAAAAAATGAAATCATCTAGAGGTAACACAGTAAAAAAAGCTACTATAAAATTTAGTCCATTTTCTAAGAAACAAAAGAAAGTTCTAACATGGTGGTTACCAAATAGTCCTGTAAGTGATAAAGATGGAATTATAGCAGATGGAGCTATAAGAAGTGGTAAAACTATATCAATGTCATTATCATACTCTATATGGGCTATGATCAATTTTAATGGACAAAGTTTTGGTATGTGTGGTAAGACAATAGGATCATTTAGGCGTAATGTTTTGTTTTGGCTAAAGCTTATGCTTAAATCTAGAGGATATAAAGTTGAAGATAAAAGAGCAGATAATCTCATGGTAGTTAGTAAAGGTGATATTACTAACTATTTTTATATCTTCGGAGGAAAGGACGAAAGGTCGCAAGACCTTATCCAAGGAATAACATTAGCTGGTTGTTTCTTTGATGAAGTTGCATTAATGCCTGAATCGTTTGTTAACCAAGCTACTGGGCGTTGCTCAGTTGATGGTTCAAAGTTTTGGTTTAACTGTAACCCAGATGGACCATATCACTGGTTTAAAACTAACTGGATAGATAAGCAAGAAGAAAAGAATATACTATACTTGCATTTTACTATGGATGATAACTTATCATTATCAGAAAAGATTAAGAAAAGATACGCAGGTATGTATTCTGGAATATTTTATAAACGTTATATATTAGGTCTATGGGTAGTTGCAGAAGGTATTATATATTCGATGTTTGATAAAGAAAAGCACGTTGTTAAAGCTTCTGATTATCAATATAAAGAATACTATGTATCTTGCGACTATGGTACACAAAACCCTACTTCATTTGGTTTATGGGGGAAAACATTGGATAATAAGCACGTTATGATAAAAGAGTATTATTATAGTGGCAGGACAACAGGAGTACAAAAGACAGACTTAGAATATTCGAAAGATTTAAAAGAATTTACTAAAGATTATAAAATTAAATATGTAATACTAGATCCATCAGCTGCATCATTTAAAGCTCAACTAATTAAAGATGGATTTAAAGTTATTAAAGCTAAGAATAGTGTACTTGATGGAATAAGATTAGTAGCTAGTTTATTAACTGAATTAAAAATATTCTTTGATGAAAGCTGTTATGATACATTTAAAGAATTTAGCTCTTATATCTGGGATGATGAAGCTTGTAAAAAAGGTGAAGATAAACCAGTTAAAGAACATGACCATAGTATGGACCAGATAAGATACTATTGTATGACTATCGTAGGAAATAAAGGTAAATCTAAAAGGACATTAAATAGATAGGAGGTGATGGTATGAATATAATAGCTGCAAATAATATTATAAATATGGAGCTCCAAGGATTATTTCCTAAAGACAGACTTGAAGAAATGAATGAAATAATTAATTACTACAAGTATTATGAAGGCGAAGAACTGGATTGGATTAAAAGTGCTACTGATTATGTGGCTACAGAAAAAGATACTAATTATATTAAAAAGTTAATAGATGAAGAAGCTAGATTTATGTTTTCTAAACCTCCTTATTTTAATATTAATGTTGAAGGTAATGAAGAAGTAGAAAAAAAGCTTAATAAATATCTAAAGCGGACATTGAAAAATAACCTTTTTAACAATGATATTATAAAAGCTACTAAAGATTTTCTAATTGGTAAAAGAATAGCTCTTAAGCTAGTTGCTAATAAAGTCACTAATAAGATTGAAATAGCTTTTATTCCTTCTTTAGAATTTGTACATATTCCTAAGATAGATAATGTCAAAGAATTAGAACAAATTATATTTTGTTATCAGTTAGAAGAAAATATATCTAGAGAAAATCAACGATTTTGGAAGCAAAAGTATTATATGAGTAAAGATTATTGTTATGTAGATGAAGCAATATATGATGGAACCGGCAAGGTAATAAAAATTATAAAAGATAATGAAAATACCAAATTACCTTTTATACCATGCTATGTGATAATGAATGATGCTTTAACAGGAGATACAAAAGGAAAATCAGATGTAAAACCATTAATAGAGAATCAAAAGGCATATAACCAACTTACTAGCGAAGATATAGATACTATTATAAAAGGTATGAACAGGATTATATATATGCTTAATGTTGATGATGACTCTATAATGGAGGATGATGGCAAGCCGAAGATAAGTTATAAAGCTGGATCTGTTTGGAATTTAGAAAAAGATAAACAAGCAGGTGAGGGTGATAAAGCAGAAGTAAATACTATAGGTTCTGATTTTGCATATGATCAAAGAATAGAGAATGCATTAGATAGAATATTAACTGATATGTATGATAGTTTATCTATACCGAAACTTAATACAGATGATTTAAAATCTCTTACAAGTGCTAAAGCTATAAAAGCTATATATCAACAATTCACTTCGTGCATAGAGGAAAAGATGACTTCATGGATACCAATGCTTGAATGGATGGTAGAAGCTATTATAGAAATGTCTAGAATATATAAAATAGGTGATTTACCTAATATAGATATTGAAGATGTAGAAATAATAGTGCAAAATCAATATCCATTACCAAGCGATGAATATGAGGAAATGGCAAATGATATGCAACAAGTAAATACACAAGTAATGAGTAGAAAAAAGTATATAGAAAAGTGGCATAATGTACCAGGTGATGTAGCAGATGAAGAGTTAAAGCAAATACAATTAGAAAAGCAGATGTTAGAAGATAGTTATAGTCAATTTGAAACTGATTTAGGAGATGATGAATAATGGAAACGAATAAATTTATAGATATATGCAAAGAAGAAATAGTTAAATACTTTAATAATGAGTGTGATAAAACCGATAATTTTGAATTAACTACAGATGATGTATTCGTTGTATGGAATTGCAAAATACTTCAAAATAACAAGGCTTTATTATCTACTATTGTTAGTGATGGAATGTATTATGAGATAACTTACAACGGAGATAAGAACGAAGTTTATTTTGATGCTTATAAAAAATGGAAAAATAAAAAGATTACTTTATAGAAAGTGAATAGAATATGGCATCTAAAGATTATCTTAAGCTATGCGAAGAAGCTCAACGTAAGAAGCTTAAGTTAGCTAGGAAACAAGAAAAACAAATAAAACAGATATACAATGATATGTATTTAAACGTATCTAAAAAGCTTTCTAAAGTTAATCCTAATACTTTATCAGAAAGATATTTAGAAGAACTTAAAAGGGAACTTGAGAAGGAAATAGTAAGTATTCATAGGCAAGTTGGAAAGATTATTAAAAAGAATATAAAGGAATCAAGTGAACTAGCTAACAATGTCCAGCTAGATTTTTTTATATCTATTAATGATAAATACAACTTGAATATGAAGGATACTTTTTCAAGTATGTTTTCTAAGATACCTAAAGCTGCTATGGATGAAATACTGTTCGGTAAAGTATACAAAGACCGTAAAGGCTTATCTGAAAGAATATGGCAATATACAAAGAAGTTTGATAAAGATATTGATTATATAATTTCAGAAGGTATTGCTAATAAGAAAAGTACATATGAAATAGCTAAAGATTTAGAAATATATGTTAATCCAAAAGCTAGTAAGCCTTGGGATTGGTCAAATGTATATCCTAATGCTAGTAAATCTGTAGATTATAATGCTCAAAGATTAGCTAGAACTGCTGTTAATCACGCTTTTCAACAAGCTCAAAAGAGAAGTTGCGAAAAAAATCCTTATGTTGAAGGTATTAGGTGGATTAGTTCTAATATTCATGGTAGAACATGTCCGATATGCAGTGATAGAAACGGGGAGGTGTTTATGGTCAAGGATTTACCCCTTGACCACCCGTGACCGAATGGATTATGTACTACAGTTCCAGAAATACCTATGTCATTAGAAGAAATAGGAACAGAGCTTAGAAGCTGGATAGATGGAGAACAAAACATAAAATTAGATAAATGGTTTAAAGATTATGGAGAGGACTTTTTATAAGTTCTTTTTTTATGCTCATGTACCAAGTTGTACAAGGAGAAAGTCGGAATTAGCAATGCTATAACCGACCTTTTATTATCTTTTTATTTTCTTATTGTAGATGTAAAAGAACAAATAGAAAAAAACTCTAAGTGATGCAAACACGTAAAAAGCGTAGGAGGATATTATGAAATTAATGGAAATATTGAAAGCACAAGGTTTATCGGATGAGCAGATAAACAAAATAACTGCATCTATGAAGGAAAATAAAGTTTATGAAACTTCATTAGAAAATATAGATGAAAGATACTCTAAGTTGAAAACTCAAAAGGATGATTTAGTAGGTCAGTTAAATACTGCTAACACAACTATTGAAAATTTAAAAAAGAATAACAAAGACAATGAAACTTTACAACAAACTATTAAAGATCATGAGACTACAATAGAGACTCTGAAAAAAGATAGTGAGGTTAAGATAAGAAACTTAACTTTAAATAATGCAATCAACTCTAAGCTAGCAAAGGTTGATGATAGATATAAGAAGCTTCTTGAAACACAATTTGATAGAGAAAAATTAACTATCAAAGAAGATGGGACCATTGAAGGTCTAGACGAACAGTTTAAAACTTTATCTGAAACTTACTCAGAATGGTTTGAAGAATCAACACCAAGTAACTCAGGTGGATTAGGCAACTTTAATCGTAATCTTGGGAGGAAAGGTGAAGCAACAGAAAGCTTGGGAGAAAGGTTAGCTAAGCATTCAACAGAAACAAACTCAAATTATGATTATTTTGGAGGTAGTAAATAATGGGAAAAATAAGAGTTACTGAATACGCAAATAGGAAAGAAATATTAAAGTACGATCATTTTGTAGCTGAGGCGATAGTATTAACACAAGCTAATTCAACTACGGTAGATGGTAAAAAAATAGTTAAAGCAGGAACTATATTGCCTGAAAATGGAGCAACTGCTAAAGGTGTTGTTTTATATGATGTAGATGTTACTGATGGAGATTCAACAGGTTCATTAGTTATACATGGATTTATAGATAAATCTAAATTACCGACTGAACCGGATGCTGCTGCAATAACAGCTTTACCAATGATAAAATTTATATAATTTAAGGAGGAATTAAATATGTCAACAATATACGATATAGTAAAAGCAAAAGAGATAGGTGTTTATTACAATGCCATGCAAAAAGAAAGATCTCCATATTTAGGAGAAACACTATTCCCATTAAATAAAAAGTTAGGGTTAGATTTAAAATGGATAAAAGGTTCTAAGGGTATGCCAGTAGCTTTAAAATCAAGTGGGTTTGATACTAAAGCAGAGTTAAGAGATAGAATAGGATTTTCTGATGTTCAAACAGAAATGCCTTTCTTCAAAGAAGCTATGTTAGTTAAAGAAAGTGATAGGCAAGAATTAAATAAATTATTAGGAAACCCAGCTAATCAACCATATATAGATTTAGTAACTAGAAATATATTCGACGATGTGACTACTCTTTTAGAAGGTGCATTGGTTCAATTAGAAAGAATGAGAATGCAATTATTATCAGAAGGTAAGATAGCTATAATGGCTAAAGGAATAGATGGAGTTGATAAGCCGATGGATTATGACTATAACTTAGCGGATGAACAGAAAGTATCTACAGATTGGACTAAAGCAGATTCTAATCCAGTGGAAGATATATTAAAGTGGATGGATGATGCAGAAAATAGAACTGGTTCAAGACCAACAAGAGCTATATGCACTAGAAAAACTTGGGGATACCTTTTAAATAATCAAAATGTGCAAGGAGAGTTAAAAGCATTAGGTCAAGGTAATGTAACTATAACTAATACAATGCTAGAGAATTATTTATTAGACAAATTAAATTTAAGAGTTGCTATAAATTCTAAAAAATATAAATCAGAAGCTGGTGTAGTATCTAATTACTTTAAGGATGATGTATTTACGTTATTACCTGATGGAAATTTAGGGAATACATGGTTAGGAACTACTCCAGAGGAATCAGATTTAATGAGTGGGGCTACTGGTGCAGAAGTAAACATAGTTAATTTAGGTATAGCTATAACTACTACTAAAGAAACAGATCCAGTTAATGTTAAGACAAAAGTATCTTTAATAGGATTACCTTCATTCGAAAGAGCGGATGAAATAATCATAGCTAATGTAAATAATCCCAGTTAAAACCCTAAGTAAAGACTTAGGGGAAATTCTAAATGATGAAATCGACGATGAAAAAAATGAAATTACCAACATGGATGAATTTGATTATGACTATATGACTGTATCAGAGCTTAAAGAATTAGCTAAAGAAAAAGGTATAGAAGGGTATTCTAAGTTAAAGAAAGCTGAGATAATAGAAATATTAAAGTAGGTGCATTATGGAAGAAATTCAAGAACTTAAACTAAGACTAAGGGAGGAATCTTCTCCCTTTTTTACTGATGAAGAGTTACATTATTATTTTTCTTTAAACAATAATGATTTAGATAAAACTACTTACGAATGCCTTTTGTTAAAAGCAGAAGATGATAGCATAACGCTCCCTGGAGGGCTTACCTTAGCCAATAATAGAGAATATTGGCTTGGATTAGCTAAACTGTATAAACCTAAGAAAAGGAGCTTTGTATTATGATAGCTAATAAGATAAAACCTAAAATACAGAAAGTAATAGACAAATTCCCAACTTATGTTGATATTTATAGAGATGCTAAAAATGAATTCGAAGAACCTAACGGAAAAGACCTTGTATGTAGTGTAAAAGGCTTTTACCATGAAGGTAATACTCAAATTAGTGCTATTACTACTGATAAAGGGCAAGTAAAAAGAAGTAAGCAGATGTTTTTAATGGTTATCTATGATGAAGATACTGTTAAGATAAAAGAAAATGATTATTTCTTACTTGATGATGTTAAATATATTATAAAAGATTTAGGTAACCAAAATAGGTTAAATATTTACTTTGATATGTTAGTCGAGAGGTGTTAGAATGAGTTTTAAATTTGACGCTAGTAAGCTTATAAAAGGAATAGCTGAAAGAGAATTAAAAACTAAAGCAGCACTTGGATTATATGCAGATACAGTAGCAAAAAAAATGGAAACTCATGCAAAATCTAATTATAAATGGACTCCAAGAAGTGGTGCAGCACATCAAAGGCTTAATGGATCATGGAAATGGATAGGTGATGTTGCTAGAGTAGAGTTATCACATGGAGTTTATTATGGAATATATTTAGAATTTTGTAATGAAAAAAGATACGCTATTATAAAACCAACTATAGATAAAATAAGTCCGCAAGCTATAAAAGGATTAGGAAAAATACTAAAGTAGGTGTTGACTATGTTTGAGCAAATATATAAATATTTAAAAAACAATGGGTTTGATGTGTATTCTATTGGTCAACACGAAGGAATATGCTCAAGCCCTTATATTGTTATAAAAGAAAATGGAGTAAGTGAAGTTGCTGGCACATCATTAGTAAATGATACTGTTGAGTTATTAATCTATTATCCCATAGGCAAATATTCAGAGTTGTCAAAGTATAAAAAACAAATACTTGATAAAATGAAATGCTTAGTAGGATTAAGAAGAATAATCGAAGGTATGCCAACGGTTATTGATGATGATAAAAAAGCTTATACAACTTCATTTACTTATAAGAAAATTAAGACGAAAGAAGGTGCATAAAATGGAACAATTTGCTTTATGTGATGTTGTAATGACGCAAATAAAAGTTAGTGGTGGTAAAACTCATTCTTTTGCTACTGCTGATGAAATATCGTGTGAGCCAGTTATAGAAGAGGGAGAGCAAAAAACTCTTAAAATAAAATCGAAGCTAGTTGCTAGTAAGCAGACTCCAGATATGGTATTAGGACATGACATAACATGTAAAGATAACGTTTTTACTCCGGACTTATTAGCAGATATACAAGGTGGGACTGTTACAAAGACAGAAGTTAGCACAGGAACATTTAAAAAATACACTGCTCCTAATGTTGGAGCATTGCCAAGCACAAAATCATTTGATTTTATATGTTATGTAGAAGTTGTTGGTGATGATGGACCAACTGGGGAATATTTAAAATATACTTTCCCTAATTGTAAAGGAAGCTTTATATCTCCAAACTTTAAAGATGGTGAATATTACGCTAATGAATACACTATAAAATCAAGACCAGCTTTAAATGCTGCTTTATACACTGTTGATTTAGTAACTGAATTACCAGTTGACGTAGCGGTATTTAAGCATCCTGCTATAGAAGCATTAGAATTAAATAAAGAAGAATAATGATTAGGCTAGGGAATTAATTTTCTCTAGCTTATTTATTTATATATTTTAGAAATTTTAGGAGGTAGTTATGCAAATAACAAGTATAGAACAATTACAAGCAATAAGACAAACAGAAATAGTTGAGTTACCAAGTTTTGAAGATGGGACTACTTTCGTAGTAGAAATTAAAAAACCTAATATGATGCAGCTAATGACAAGCGGTAAAATACCGAATACTTTATTATCTGTTGCTACTGAAATGTTTAACGGTAAAACAGGGCAAATAATGGGAAAAGCCAGTGAGGATATAAAGACATTAAAAGAATTGGCTGGAATGATGGAAGTATTAGCAGAAGCTTCTTTAGTTAAGCCAGCTTATAAAGATATTAAAAAAGCTAATGTGCAACTTACAGAAAATCAACTAATGGCAATACTTATGTATTCACAAGGTGGTGTAAAAGCTTTAGAAAACTTTCGTAACCAGCAAGCAGATATTAAGGGTAATTAATCAATCTTTAAGATTTAAAAAACTGCCTTCTGAAATTGCTAGGATATATGATGAATACACTGCATTTTGCTTTGATGAAGCTTGCGACTATATTATAAGTCAATTAGAACAAGATAAAAAACCAAAATGGAGAGAAGAGCAAAAGACAAAAGAAGAAAAAAGAAATATTAACCTTCAATTAGCTGAAAAGCTAAGAAAAGAAAGGAGGTAGTATGAGTGTAAATGTTGGGACTGCAGTTGGGTATCTTGATTTAGATTCAAGTAAATTTAAAAATGGATTAAAAGCTGCTCAGTCATCTTTAAGTGAATTTACGAATAAAAGTAATGATGCAGGAACTAGATTTCAAGCTTTAGGAAGCTCACTAAAATCAGTAGGTGGCGCAATAACTAAAACCGTGTCATTACCATTATTAGCACTAGGTGCGGGAGCATTGAAAGTAGCTGGAGATTTTGAAGCTGGTATGAGTGAAGTTAGCGCAATTACAGGTGCTACTGGGAAAGATATGCAAGCATTAGAAAAACAAGCTAAAACACTAGGTGCTACAACAAAGTTTAGCGCTAGAGATGCGGCAGAAGGTATGAAATATTTTGGTATGGCAGGATATGACACTAATCAAATTATGAGTGCATTACCTTCTACATTAAACTTAGCAGCTGCAGGAAATGTTGATTTAGGAATAGCTTGTGATATAGTATCTGATGCTATGACTGGCTTAGGTATGAGCGCTAATGAAACTACAAAGTTTACAGATATAATGGCAGCTACAATAACCAATTCTAATACTAGTGTTGAATTGATGGGAGAAACATTAAAATACGTTGGTCCTGTTGCTGGAACATTAGGAATAGGTATGGGAGATTTGTCTGTAGCTATTGGGTTAATGGGTAATGCAGGTATAAAAGGTTCACAAGCTGGGACTGCATTAAGAGCAGGATTGACTAATCTTGTAAAGCCTACTAAAGAAATGAAAACAGCTATGGAAAAGTATGGTGTAGAACTTGTCAAAAATGCAGATGGTTCTGTAAATATGATGGGTACTATGGAAAATCTAAGAAGTACATTAGGAGGACTAGACCAAGCTACACAAGCACAAGCCTTAGCAACTATATTTGGTAAAGAAGCTATGTCAGCATGGGCATCGGTAGTCAATGCAAGTGAAGGTGATTTTAATAAGTTGTCAGATGCAATAGCTAATTCAGATGGGAAAGCTTCTGATATGGCTAATACTATGCAGAATAACCTAAAAGGGTCTATAGATAATATGAAAAGTGCTTTTGAAGGACTTTTAATTACTATAGGTGAAAGACTTATACCGGTTTTTAGAAGTTTAGTTGATGGAATAACAGGTGTTTTTACTTGGTTTAATAATCTAAATCCTGTTATACAAAATATAATAATAGGTGTAGGTGGATTTTTAGCTGTATTGGGTCCATTACTATTGATAGTTGGGAATGTAATTATATTTGTAACTAAGCTTGGTATGGCTATAAGCACATTAGTAACATTTTTTAGTGCAGGTGGAGCAGGTGCAGGATTATTAGCTACTGCAATAGCATTTTTAACAGGACCAATAGGTTTAACAATAGCGGCAATAACTGCACTAATAGCTATAGGAGTATTATTATATAAAAATTGGGATGAAATAAAAGCTAAATGTATAGAAATTTGGCAAAATAATATAAAACCTATAATAGAAACTGTAACTAATACTATTAAAGCATTTTTAACAGCTACATGGAATGGTATAAAAGCCTTTTTAAGTACTTGCTGGGACTTAATAAAGCAACTAGCAACAACAACATGGAATGGAATAAAAACTACAATAGAAACAGTATGTAATGCTATTAAAACTGTTATAACTACAGTATGGAATGTTGTTAAATCTACTACTTCTACAGTATGGAACAGTATCAAGTCATTAATCGAAACTACTATAAATGGAATAAAAAGCGTTATAACTAACGTATTTAATTCTATAAGTTCTTTTGTAACTACTGTGTGGAATAATGTAAAAACTGGAACGAGTTCAGCATGGAATGGAATTAAGTCAGCAGTATCAAATGGAGTTAATGCAGTAAAAAATGTTATAACTAGTGTATGGAGTGGACTTCAAGCTTTACTTGTAGCCCCATTTAAAGCTGCACAAAGTGTTATAAGTGGCATACTAAGTGGTATATCTAGTGCTATAAGTAGTGTTACAAGTGCAATAAGTTCTGTAAAGAATGCAGCTAGTAATGTTATAGATAAAGTTAATCCATTTAAAAAGAGTATTGAAGTTTCATATGAAGAAGAACCAAGTCAAGATAACTATAGATTTAGAAGTGAATATTTAGATTTAGCAAAAGCATTAGTATATAGTGATAGAGCAGCGAAAACATCCGTCGCCGAAAGTATATCAAGTGTAACTAAATCAGCTTTAAATATGAGTAAAGGCGAGAATATCTCTAATATAAAACCTAATAGTAGTGTAGTAATAAATAATACTTATAATAGTCCTAAACCTGCATCAATCAGAGAATTAAAAAGACAAGATGAAATTCAAATGCGTAGATTAGCTATGCAGTTAAGTTTTTAGAAAGGAGGTACTAGCTTGATAAATAAAATAATATACGAAAATGAAAGAGATATATCTATTGAGTTAAATCGAGAAGGGCCTCTTTTTTTATTTAAACCAGAAGGATTTGATGGCTTAGAAGCTGATACAGTCAGTTCTAAGAGTGCATATCAAGATGGAATAAGCATATCTAAAACTATTTTAAAAGATAGAATATTAACTTTAAATTGCTACTTAGAAATAGAGAATGAACAGCAAAGATATATATTAAAAAGAAAATTATATAATGCTTTTAATCCTAAATTAAAAGGTCATATGAAAATATATACAGATGCAGGAAATTTAAGAGGTGCTAGTAACTTAAGAGTAATACAAGCTCCTATATTTGATGATGATTACGAGACTACAAATGAACTTGTAAGTTTTCAAATACAACTAGCTATGCCATTGCCTTACTTTGAGGATATAAACGAAAATAGAGCCGATTTTGGTAACGATATAGGGAACTTCTTCTTTGATTTAGAAATAGAAGAAGAAGGAAAAGAGTTATCTATAAAAAATAATTCTATAGTTACTAATATATTTAATGAAGGACATTCAGAAACTCCTCTTAAAGTTGTATTTAAAGCTAAATCTAATGTTAAAAATCCAAGTATCTATAATGTATATACTAAAGAATTTATAAAAATAAATAAAGAGATGCAACCAGGCGAAGAAATAACAGTAACTACAAGTATAGGAAATAAAAGAGTTGAAAGCTATTTTAATGGTATTACTACTAATATATTTAATAATTTAGATATACATAGCACTTTTATGTGGTTAGATGTAGGAGATAATATCATAAGATATGATGCAGAAGAAATGCTTGAACAGTTAGAAGTATACATTCATTACACTAACTATTATTTGGGGGTGTAGTATATGGAACTATATGTATTAGATGTTAACTTTAAATTATTAGGTGTTATAGATAATTATGATTGCTTAGTTTGGACTCGAAATTATTATAAACCTGATACTTTTTCTATGCAAATAATTCCTAATTTTGAACAATTTAAACTGCTTAAAAAAGGTAATATTCTTCTTAAAAGAGATAATACAAAAGAAGCTATGTATATAGATCATAGGGAGTTAGAAGAAAATGAAGAAGGCATTGAAGTATTAGTAGTTAGTGGATATTCTTTGACTAAATGGCTAGATAGAAGAATAACTTTGTATAAAGAAGTTGAGAAAGCCAATGCAGAAACTGTTATGAAAAGCTATGTCAATAGGCACTGTATTAATCCAGCAGAAGCTAACAGAAAAATAGATAACCTTGTTTTAGGTATTAATAATAATTTAGGGCAAGAAATAGACTATTTGAGCCATTACGAACCTTTGCTTGAGGAGTTAGAAGATATAGCAAAAGTTAATGAACTAGGATATAAAATAGATCTAGATTTAGCTAACAAACAATATTTATTTCAAGTTTATCAGGGATTAGATAGAACTATAAATCAAGAATTAAATTCTAAAGCTATATTCTCTACAGAGTTTGAAAATATAAGTAATCAGAAATATATAGATAGTGATAATAACTATAGGAATATGGTTTTAGTTGCAGGAGCAGGAGAAGATGCTAACAGAAAAATTCTATCGCTAGGGACTGAAAATAAAGGCTTAGATAGATATGAGTTGTTTGTAGATGCTAGGGACATATCAGATACTAAACAACAAGGTGATAATGAAATAGAAATACCTTTAGAAGAATATAATAAACTTCTTGAAAATAGAGGAAAAGAAAAGCTTAGCGAATGTACTAAAATAGAAACTTTTGATTGCGTATTAAATAATATTAATAGCCTTGAATACAGACAGGATTTTGATTTAGGAGATAAGGTCAGTATTATCAATAAAAAATGGGGGCTTATGCTTAATGAAAGAATTGTCAGTATAACTGAAACTTATGATGTAGAAGGATTAAATATAGATATTGAAATTGGAAATAATATTCCAACTTTAATAGATAAAATAAAAAAGAAAATGAGGTGATAGTATGGCAGAAAAATCAAGCTTTTTTACTTCATTAAATGGAGATAGAAAATATAAATCAAGTGATTTTGCAGAATACTTTAGTACTTTCATAGGTAATGGAGTTTTTCCTAATCCTTCAAACAACTTATTAGTAACTTCTAATGGTGATATGACTATAAATTTATCTGCTGGGTTTGCTTGGATAAATGGTTATATGTACCATAATACAGATAACTTAACTCTAACAGTAGAACATGCAGATAGTGCATTAAAAAGAATAGACAGAGTTGTATTAAGATGTGATTTTATTAATAGAGAAATAAAGGCATATGTTAAAAAAGGTAAGTTTGCTACTAGCCCAACATCTCCTGCACTTGAAAGGAGTGTTAATGCCTATGAATTATCTGTAGCTGATATATTAGTTGAAAATGGAGTTATATCTATACAACAATCTAAAATAACTGATACTAGGTTAGATGAAAGTGTGTGTGGTATAGTTACACAAACAGTGAAAGAAATAGAAACATCTGAATTATATAGGAAATTACAAGGTTACATAGATGAAAGAGGACAAGATGTACAATATTGGATGGAAACTTCAACTACACAGTGGGAAATAGACTTTAATACTTGGTTTGAAACTGTAAAAGATATATTAAGTGGGGATGTGGCAGGAGGATTAGCTAATAGAATATTAGAGTTAGAAAACAAAGTTAATAATTTAGATTTAGTTGCTAGTAAGGTTACTATGAGTGATGGAAATACTGTAGAAGATGCTATAATAGCAAACAAAACAAGTATTTTAGAGTTGCAAGCTGAACTAGGAACAAACAAAGCTACTCTACAAAATAATATAAATGCAATAAGAGAGGTGTTGTAATGTCTACTCTTAAACAATTAGTTGATGAAACTACTAATATAAAAAATGAATTAAAAACTTGCCATGCTAATTTAAAAAATAATCTTATAGAAAAAGGCGTTGAATGTAGAGATACAGATAAGTTATTAAGATTAGCCAATAAGGTTGGAGAAATAGAACTAGGTAAGAAATGGGCAAGTGGAACTTCGGTGGTAAATTCTAGTAAAATAAGTGTTAGAGGGTTAAACTTTAAACCTAGATTTATATACGGTTATCAAACTGGCGTTAACTATTATGATAAACGTTCTGTTGTATACTGTTCTTCTCCAACGATTGATATTTACGCTGAACATTCTAATTATTTCGAAGATTACGGAAAAAGCGTTATTTATAACGATGGTTTTGATTTATGGGTTGCAAACGCTAGGGAAGGTGCTAATATTAATTGGCAAGTTTATGAGTAGAGGTGATAAGCTATGAAGCAAATAGGAACTAAAATATATTATTGTTTACTAACGGGAAATGTAATAAAAATCATAGGTGATTGTCAAGGTTATGTAAGAGAAACAACTTTTGATGAAGATTATGAAATATATACAGAATTAAAAGAAAGAGAAAAATCTAGTATAGGATTATTAACTTTTGAGTATGGCGAATACCCTAAATTATCTCAAAACAGTACGGGAGTTATGGTAGATTTAGAAACTAAAGAATTAATATTTAGCTATGAAGAGTTACCAACTCCACCACAAGAGCCTACTGAAATAGAAATAATTCAAAAAAAAATATCCATTTTAGAAGCCGAAAATGAGAATCTAAAAGAAGGATTACGAGCAGTTTTAAGAGGTGATATGCAAAGTTTAGCATATATTTTATATCCAGAAGATTTTAATACTTTTAGAAAGTAGGTATGTAAATGAATAGAAAATACAATTTAAAATTAGATTTACAATTCAGATGTAATAATTCAACTATGAAGTTTAATCAATTTGATAATAATACATCTGATTTTTTTATAAAAATTTCTAACGGTGGGAAGTCTTTTGATGTTGAAAAAGCTATAGTGGTATTAGCAGTAATAAAGCCTTCGGGGAAAGTTTCTAGTCAATTTGTAGAAATTGAAAATGGTCTTGTATATGCAGATTTAAAGCCTAATATGAGAGATGAAATAGGAACTTATACCGCTCAAGCTATGCTTATATTAGAAGATGAAAGAGTTGTTACTGATGTTATAAGCTATGAAGTTGAAGAAGGTAAAATATTTAGCTTGTTAAATGATACTGTAGAAACTTCAGAAGAATTTACTTTATTAACTGATATGTTAAGCAGATTATCTACTATAGAAATATCAGAAGAACAAAGAGTGATAAATGAAGCTGAAAGAATACTATCAGAAGAAAATAGAAAAATAGAAGAAGCAAAAAGAGTAGAAGCTGAACTTATTAGACAACACGAGGAAGCAGATCGTTCAAAGTATGATGCAATAAGAGAAAGCAATGAGAATATAAGAAAACAAAATGAAAGCATAAGATTAGCTAATGAAACTAATAGAATAGATGAAGAAGCTAAGAGAGTTGAGGAAGAAGCTAAGAGAGTAGAAGCTGAACAACTTAGAAAAGATAATTATAACTTTATGACAGAAGATGAAGAACGTAGAAGATTAGAAGCTAATGCTCATAAAGAAGCAGAAGTTTTAAGAGTTCAAGCTGAAACTATTAGAGTTAATGAAGAAGCTAAAAGAAGAACTACAGAACAAGGTAGGGTATTAGCAGAAAATACTAGAGTTAGTAATGAAGGTACCAGAGAAACTAATGAAGAAACTAGACAAACTAATGAAACTCACAGAGTAGAAGCTGAAACTCAAAGACAAAATAGATATAACTCTTTTATATTAGAAGCAGAAGCTAATGCTAGTAACTTTGAAAATTATACTAATAGTGCAAAAGTAAAAGAAGAGGAAAGAAAGTCTAATGAGTTAAATAGAAAATCACAAGAAGATAGAAGAGTATCAAATGAAGTTGAAAGAATATCTAATGAAAATGCTAGAAAAGCTAATGAAGTAGCTAGAGAAAAAAATGAAACTTCTAGACAAAATATATTTGAAAATAAAGTAGATGAAGTTGATAAAAAGATAGTTGAAATAAATACTACTAAAGATAATTTTGTATCTAATATAAATACTAAAGTTGATACTAAAATATCTGAAATAGATAATGTTAAAGATAATTTTGTATCTAGTGTTAATACTAAAGTTGATAGTAAAATATCTGAATTAGATAATGCTAAATCTGATATGACTAATACTGTATCAAATAAAGTAAATGAAGTAGAAAATAGATTTAATGCACTTACTTCTAAACAACAACAAGATGCAGAAGTAATTGATGCTAGGGATGGAGAAACTTCTCTAAAAGCTAGACTTGATAGAGATATAGAAAAAGCTAAACAAGTTTATGTAGATGTAGAAGGAAGTCATATATCTAGTGATAGTAGCGTTGGTTATGCTAAAGATGTTGAGATACTTGGTAATACTGTACAAAGTGCTTCAAACCTTGCAGATATACGAAGTGTAGGTGACAAGGTAGAAGGTCAAGAACTGTATGAAATACCTGTTTTAAGTCGTGGGAAGAATTTGTTTGATGGAAAGTTAAAATTTGGAGAAATTTCAGACAGTACAGGGCAAGAAATATCTTCTACAGTAAATACGATTTCGTGTGAATATACTAAAGTTCCGAATGGCTCAAGTATAGGAGTTAAAGGTTTTGATGCTACATCTAGCTATGCTATGATTTTAGAATATGATAGTTCATATAATTTTATTCAAAAGTTACCTATAAGTGCTACGGGGATAAATAATATAAAAACACTAAATCCTAAAACAAATTATATAAAGTTTAAATATCAAGGTAATCAATCAAATTTAAAAATTTCAGTATTTTTAAATGAAACTGTAGCAACTCCATACGAGCCATATCAAGAAGATAAATTAACTATTTTAAGTCCTACACCACTTGAAAAAGTAGGAGATGTTTGTGATAGACTAATTGAGAAAGATGGAGTATGGGGAGTAGAGAAGCACATTAAAACTGATTTATTAAAAGGTGGAAGCGATGAGGGTTTTGGATTAAATAAGGCTTTACCTAAAGGTGGATATCAATTCACTTGGTTTGCTAATATGGGGGCTACTGCCAATAAAAATAGTGAAGTTATATCAAGCACTATGAACTCTTATGTAGTGTCAAACGAAGAGTATTCTAGTAATATATGGATATATGATGGAGTAGCATATGTAATACATCACCCAACTATATCTACTGCTGATGAGATCAAGTTATGGCTACAAGCAAATCCAACTATAGTTAAATTTGCATTAAATACACCTCAATTCATACCATTACCTCACAACCAACAAATAAAACTTCGCACTTTCGCCAATAAAACTAACATTTCATTTGGTTGTGAAATAGAAGGAACGATAAAAGCACAAGTACCAAAATCTTTAGGTGCTACTGTTAATACACATACTGAACAAATACGTTCGTTAAACAACGAACTTAATCGAGTTAAGAAACTTGAAGAAAGTACAGTATCAACTGTTATTACTGAAAGTGGCTTTACTACTGTTGAACAAACTACTAATGGGTATTTCGAGGATGTGAAGTTAGAAGGTAAAACGTTGGTGAATTTAGCCACACAACCTACTAATAACGGTTCTATAAATCATCAATACGCTACTATAAGCACAGTTACGAATATAAAACCTTCTACTGAATACACTTATATTATACGCAATAATGGAAGTGAAACGCTTAAACTATACCTTAACACTAATGGTGGTTTTGATTGGTTTGATTTAGATGTAGAAGCTAATTCGACTGTTATGGGGAAAGCTAAAACTTTACCTACTATAGAGGGGGATATATGGTTATCATTAAGCAAAGCGGAAACAATAGAACAGAACTTGCAAGTTGTATTGTTAGAAGGCGACCACACGCAAAACCCACCAAATGGGTATATAGAAGGACTTAAATCAGTAGGCCAGTCGGCTACGACTTCAGAGGATGGAGTAGATGAAATAGTAGTTTCAAGTGTTAATGGTGATGGGAATTTATTTGATAAGAAAAATATACACTTAAATAAATTTCTACAAACTAACGGCGATGAAACATCAGTAGAAGGTTGGTTTGTATCTGATTATATAAAAGTTGCAGATACTTGTTATATAAAAGGATTAATAAATGTTGCTTCTTCAAATTTAGCTAGAATATGTGTATATACTCAAAATAAAACTTTTAAAACTTTATTAAGTCAACCATTGAATACAACTTTAAATATTAGTTCGTTTATTGAAAATGGGGATTATATAAGGATAACTGAAAAAATAGAACAAGTTGATAATATTGTTGTATGTAAAAATGAAATATCTAACCAAATTTATCAATCAGATAAAAAACGTCTTTTATACTACAATGGCGAAACTCAAACGTGGGAAAAACCTATCTTAAGAGAATGGGATAGTATAGAGAAACACGCTGATGGTAAGTATTACTATCACCAACGTAGTGGAGAGGTAGTGTTAAACGGTAGTGAGAATTGGGAAAAGGTAACACCACCATACACAGAAGATGCAAATATATACTTTTGTTGTAGAGTTTTAGATGCTGTATCTGTTAAAAGAGGTGAGTTTGTTTCTGATAGATTTAATAAGGAAGATGTATACAATACAGATAAAGAAGGCTTATATATATATAATACTTCTACATATAAATTAAGGATTAATATAAATAAATCAAAACTATCTACACAAGACTTGCAAGGTTTTAAACAATGGCTACAAGCTAATAACGTAACAGTAGTATATCAACTAGCACAAGAAAAAGTATATGAATGTACTAACATAGATTTGATAACATATAACGGGGAAACAAATTATATAGTTGAAAGTGGTGTTTTATCTCCTAAAACTACACTAAAAGTTCATTCAAATATATCTAATGTAGTTAGCTTACTACAAAAGAAAGTTAGTTTATTAGAAAGTAATGTAAAAGCTAGTCAAGAAGTTCAAGACATGATGATATTAGAAACTGATATGAGGATGCTTGATATAGAATTAGCTTTAATGGAATTTATACCAATGACTTTAAATTTAGGGGGTAGTAATATGTTAAGAAGTGCAACGTATTTTAATTTCTTAAAAAATCATATAATCAATGAAACTTATGAAAAAGAATATTTAGAAAATGTAATGAATAAATATCTTGCAACTGGAAGAATAAATCAAGATGAATATAATGAACTATACAAGATGTTATATCCTCCAGTTTATGATATAGAGTTACCAATAGAATATTAATAATGCAAAAGACTAGATTAATTTCTAGTCTTTTATTTTTAAAGGGTGGTGTGTTAAGTGGAACAAATGATAAATAGCTTAGGTTTTCCTATTGCTTGTGTATGTGCTCTAGGTTATTACTTTGTACAAAAGGATAAAGCTTCAAGAGAAGATATAAATAAAATCATAGACAATTTAAGAGAAGATAATCAGATAGATAGAGAATTATATAGAGATACGATAGATAAATTTGATAGTAAATTAGATAAGTTTGCTATAGCTTTAGAAAATAATAATAATGAGTTAGGAGTAATAAAAGAAGATATCAGAAATATAAAAGAAAAGGTGGGTGTTTAATTATGAAGAATAATAGATTAGATGAAACTAAAATAGGAAATGCTAAGGTAATAGTAGATATAGTACCAAAAGGACATTGTATTCCAAATGTTAAAATAACACCGACTACAATAACTATACATAATACAGGAAACAATAATGCTAGTGCTAAAAATAATCACAACTACATGAAAAATATAAATAAAAGCGGAGAACGTAAAGCCAGTTGGCACTTTACAGTAGACGATATAGAGATATATCAAGCACAAAGTACTAATTTTAAGTGCTATCACGCAGGAACTACATCTGGTAATAATACATCTATAGGAATAGAGATATGTCAATTTACAGATTCAAATAGACAATTAAAAGCCTATGAGAATGCTATAGAATTAGTTAAAATACTATTAAAGTATCATAACTTCACTATAGATAAAGTACTACAACATAATAAATGGTCTGGTAAAGATTGCCCTCAGCTTTTAAGGGCAAATAAATTCGGTTATAATTGGGACTGGTTTATTAAGCAATGTAAAGGAAGTATTAGTCAAGGATCATCAACTACAACTTTTAAAACTGGAGATTATACAGGTAAAAAAGCTAGAGTAACTGCTAATGTTTTGAATGTTAGATATGACCGAGGAACTAAATATAATGTAATAGGAAAATTAAATAAAGATGATACAGTAAAACTTAACTATTGCCTAAATGGTTGGGTATCTATTGAAGGATATAAAGGTAATAAAGGATTTGGATATATATCTACAGAGTATTTAGAATTAATATAAATAAAAAGAAGCTATGATTTAAGTATAATCATAGCTTCTTTTTAAGTTAAGCGATTGTATTTGAGTTTTCATACACTGATGAGTCAGTAGCATTATTCCTAGGTTTTAATTTAGATTTAGCTTCTTCATACAATCTATTGGCACCTTCTTTTCCTATACTTTCATCTATAATTTGAGAAATATTAGACTGGTTTATTATAGCATTTTCTATAGATAATCTTATTTCATTATTCATAGAGTTGCTTAATTCCTTTATTTCCTTTGTTTTCTTTTTTATATTAGATTTAAGTCTAGATGACTTATTATAAAAGTCATTATCAGCAGGATTTAATATTTGTAATTTACCTTCTAAATCCTTAATTTCACCTGCCAAAGTATCCATTCTCTTTACATCGTTAATTTCTGATGATATTTTATATGCCCAATTTAAAGTATTTTGTTTTATATCACTTTTAGCAGCTAATAAATTATCTTTTACTCTATTTATGTATGAACTCAACGTACAATTAGCCCCATTATTACAACTACAATTATTTAGGTTTTGTTCTGCTAAGTCGCAAATTTTTAATCCATAATCTATACTCTTTTCACACTTCAAGCTATAACTATAAGACATGGATGCCATTTCTTTAGATTTTTCTTCATAATCATTTTGTACAGAGTATTTTGTCATCATCCATGCTAAAACTACATTTGAAATAAAATTTAGAATATCAAATGAGTTTTCATTATTAATAGGTCCTTTTGAAAAGAATTGAGAAACAACTATAAGTATAATAAATGTTGTTATAAAACTTTCAACAGGATTTTTAATAAATATAGAAATGAGTTTTGTTTTCCTTCCAATTAAAATCCCAATTAAAATTCCTATAAGAATAAAAGTAATATCCCTACTACCTAGAGTAGATAATATATTTAT